TAGCCCCGGCCAGACGCATCGAACGTCGCCGTGACCAAGGCCCCACCACCGAAGCCCGTCGCGAACGTGACGACATGTGCCGCCGCCGTCAGATCCAGAATGCCCAACTTGCAGCCATTCAGATCCTTCGTCGGTGCCGCCAGCGTCAAGCCAGTATGGGCCGTCCCGCTGATGACACACAGCGCATCATTCCCGGACGGAGGCAAACTGATCGCGCCATCGGCTGAGATTTCCGTGATGACTCGACCGCGGCCCGCAATAGGAAACGCCGAGTTCGTCTGCGGTGTCGTGGATTGTGCCCAATCCAAGGACGTGCCCACTGTGACTTGAGCACCAGAGGCGTGCGCGTCACGAACGGTTCCATCCTTGAAGATCGAGAACGGCACGGTTGTAGACGAGGCGACATAGCCCTTGCCCACCGTAAATGTTTCGTCCCCGATGCGGAAGATATTGCCGGCCGCAAAGCCTGTCGCCGCAGCGACCGTCATCTTGATATCGCCGATCGCAATGGCTGCTGAAAGTGTCGTGTTGGTGAGTGCCATGATTAGCTCCACATCCTAACTGCAAAATATGGAAGGATCGCGGCCACTCCGCCGATCGTGTCACACCGCGAAGGCTGTCTATCGGTCTGAATATTGTATTGCTCGACCCAGCGCATCGCGATCTTCGCATCCTTGTCACCGACTGTTTTCGCCGTCGCACCAGCCAGATTGTCTGGCAGATCCACCATCGCGAATGCGAAGGCCGCAGGATTGAACATCAAGGACTGTCGCGAGGTCTGCGTGGCCATCGTCGCCGACACGGTGCCCGTCGCACCCAACCAGGTAATCGCCGCTGACCCAGCCGGAGCCACTGTCACGGTTGCGAGTTGACCCGTCGCGATGATGCTCGGGGAAATCGACAGTGTGCCCGTGGTCGTTCCAGACACATCAGCCGTCAGCACGAATTGCTGCAAACTGCCCGTGCTGGTATAGCTTTCCGGGTTGAGGCCGAAGACGCCATCGATCGTGAACACGTCGCCCTGTTTCATGGCATACGTGCCACCACCTGTGACCGCCAGACTCGATCCAGTCTGTCCGGCTGTGGTCGTCGCCCAGCTCGCGGTCGTGAACGTGCCAGTCGTGTGGATCGGCATCAACGGGTCGTAATACCACTCATTCACGCCCAAGGCTTCCGAGGCAAACTGACCCTTGCGCCAGTATTCGCTGATAACCGCCGAGGGATTGAAGAGGGCGAAGTTGGTCGCGAGTAGGGCTGATTGCGTCAGCGGGTCAATGACCGCGCAGAGTTCGTCATCCGGCACGGCGTTGTTGTGCAGGAGCGCAACCGCATCGGTCCACGTCTTGTTGTCGTTGAGTGGTGTCCCTGGTGAGCCGGCCGAGAAGTAAACCGACTTGTAGACTTCTGCGCCAGCGACTGCATCCCACTTGTTCGCCTGTCGGCGGCCAGCGGGCTTCGTGTAGCGGTCCTGCACCATCTCGACTTCCAACGCGGTCTGAGCGGAACTCCAGCCCATGCCGACTTGGAACTGATGGTTGATGGTGAGGGGAACGGTCTGGTTCAGGACCGCTTGCTCTACGAGGCCTTGCCCTTCCGTGACCTGCCAGCGCTGTTGGATGCGCACCTGAACGGTGTCACCAATTTGCGCGCCTTCAGGCTTATTGCCCCAATTCTGCTTTTCCCAGGTGCGATCAAACTGTCCAATGAGCTTCAAGTGGTTCTTGAAGTTCATCGCCACATCGGTCGTAACCCACGTCGGCGTAATGAAGGTATTGTCGGCCATGCCGGTGACTCATGCACCGGAGACTGACTCGGCTAACGGCGGCGTCGCTTCCCGTAATATTTTTCGTGGTCAGCGATGGACGAGCCGTCTGCCGGAGGGTCATCCCCGGGAGTAATCGGCCCTGTCCGCACCGGATTAGGCGGGCGTGGCGTGCTTTTAATTGCTGGAGGGGCGACCGATCCGGTCGTGCCGGCCTGCACCCTCGACTGAAGCCAGGACGTTGCCGCAGCAACGGATTGCGGCGTGAGTGGCTTCCCCTCAAGCTGCAAATACACCTCGTCGAAGAGACCTGGTGTGCGACGGAGAGTGTAGACCACATCCGGGGCATTGTCCATGCTCCAGATAGCCTCAAGCATCAAGGGAGAGACTTGCGGGATGCCTTGGAAGGCTGCCGCACGGTCCGGGTGCGCCTTCACATATGTATCAAGGGACTTCGCATAGCCATCGGAGCGAGCCTTGACTTCGGCATAGGCGGCTTGCTCACGCGATTTGCCTGATTCCTCCGCTTTGGCCGCTTGCCCTTTGGTCTCTTTCCAGTCATCTCGAGCATCAACATAGGCATCCTGCGCTTCGCCCCATGTCGCATATTGGGACCCGATTTTCTGTTCGTATTGTGCCCATGTCGGCTTGGCACCGAGTTCGACAGGCTTCAGCACTTCCGGAATCGGCGTAGGTTCAGCCTTGGGCGGAGGTATTGTCGCGACTGGCTGCGCTCCTCGCTTCGCCAGCTCCGCAATCTCGGCTCGTCGTCTCAGGTTGTAGACCCGCTCGCTCTCGCCGTCCTTGCGTTCGATCGGGATGGCCTCTTCCGCCTCCTTCAGGCGCCGTGTGAACGTCGCAATGTCCTCAACGTCACTCGGCCTTGCCTTCTGGCTGGCGGCCCTGTGGCGGCCCTGTGGGGCTTCGGAGGGAGCGGCTGGCACGTCAGCCTTGATGGTGCCAAAGGCTGCTTCGTGAGCCGCTAGAGGACTCTCATCGGGTGTGTCGACTGGATGGGCGGATTCCAGGTCAACAGGCGGGACGGCGACTTCAATATCCATAAGTTAGTGCTTCTCTGGTTCAGTCAGTTTCGCTTGCGGGTCATTCTCATCGAACAGCAAGAGCGATTCTCCGATGCCTACGCCCATCCGATTCGCGGTATCGAAGATGGCTTCCAATGTGGCTTTTGGTGCATGGCCTTCCATTGCTGCCACCATATGTTCAGCCGTCAGCCGTCCAAGCAACTGACGCGTGAGAAGCACGTTTGGCATCAGCGGCCCTTCTTCGGGTGCAGAAATTTTCCCAAGTTCTTGTGCGGATGGCCCGTGCCCATATCGCGAGCATGCTTGGCTTCCATGCGCTTGCCATTGGCCATTTCCTTATTGCCGTGCATCGCGCCGATCGCGTTGAGTGTTCCGAACACTGCATGCGGATTGTTCGGGTATTCAGCCTTGAGTTTTTGTTCCAGAAATTTAGGCATAGTGCTCCTTCATGATGGTTTCCATGATGCCCTTATCGATCGCATCGGCAAGCTGCTGAGCATTCGCACTGACGGCCTGTTGACAATCAGGACATAAATAACAGGTTCGCTCCGGTCGCCATTTGCCAAGAACGATTGCCGCCGCTTCTAGAGCCGTATATGGACCACACAGATCACAGCGCAGCATTATCTACCTGCTTTCGCTGCTCATCCGTCATTGCCGCCAGCACGCTTTGCCACTCAATCTTTGCTCGCGCCGCCATGCCCTTCGCTTTCTGGATGCGATCGGCATCAACGGGCGGAAAGAGTTTAGCGATGATGTCAGCGGGTGTCATAAGCCTGATGGGAGCAATTGCGGAAGAATCACAGATGACCACAACCAATCTCTCGCTTGTTCCACGCTGAGCGCTGGATTTACCGTCGGAACATTCACGTAACACTGACCGATCACCACAAGCGTGCTATCAGTCCGTGAATCATGCGCAAACTTCACAGCGTTGTAATCGTTCCAATGAAACATATTACAGACAAACCGGGCGGCTTCCCGAGCGATCCACGTTGAAGTAATCATCGTGGTGGACCTCACGCGCCGTTCCCATTCGTCGGCTGTGGTGTTGCCGCTTGCTGTTCGAGTGCCTGATCGTGCTGCAACACAGCCAGATTCGCCTCATGCGCATGCTGTAACGCCGTGTTCGCCCCTTCATGGGTCTGATCGTTCTGCTGCGTCAGCCGCGCATGGGCATGATCCACGGCTTGCTTGCGAATGTCGAGTTCCTTGTCCACTCGCGCAATGGCCGCATCCACTTCGCTCCGCGCATTCTCGGCATCGACCTTGGCATCGACCGCAAAGAGCTGCCCAAGCTGCTGCACTAAGGCCAATCGCTCCTTAGCCGCCAGCTCCATCTGAACGGTCCGCTCCTTGGAGTCGTTGTCCATCTTCGTCTTCGCAAGGGTCGTCTTGTTCTTGTCGGCTAGTTCCTGTAGCTGCTGCATGTGCTCTTGCATCTGTTGCATCTGCTGCTGAAGTTCAGGCGGGATGCTCGGCTTGCCTGAGACCAACGCCTGAACTGGAGGAATGAGCACCGCCTTATACCGCTCGCTCATCTCTTCGTGTCCAGGTCCATCCTGATACTTGAAGAACAGATCGCCAATCACGCCCATCTGGGTCGGGTCTGCACTGATGATCTCGCCAAGTGTTTCGGCTTCCTGCTCTCGACGCGTATCATAATTCTTACTGATCTTGATCGCGACATTGAACTCGGCATCCGGCGTGAGCGCGTATTGCTTCGCGCCTTGCGGCAGTGGCTGCCCTGGCTGGGTCTGAATCGGTTGCGGTCGCGCCTGCTTGCCTTGCCCCTGCATCGTGAAGGGTTGTCCAATCACGACAGAACTCATCTCACCTTCAGGATTCATCATGCGGGCCAGTCGTCCAGGCCGAGTCCCGTAGATCGGATACAGCAGGTCATTGACAATCCGTGCTTCGTGGCGCATCGAGCGCATCAAGTTATCAAGGAAGTTCGACGTGCCGCGGTTGGCTTGCTCAATCAGCGCTTTCGCCAGCTTGCCAGACTTAACGGACGGATCGACATTGCCCAAAGCGGTCTCAGGCACTACGGACGTTGAGGCAATGGCCTGCCCGAAAATCTGCACGCCCATGCCAATGTCAGCTATTTCAGCGCGAGCATCAATACGAAACGGCGGCGGTGCCATCTGATGTTCAAGATCTTTCTGGTTGTAATGCACCCTTCCGAGCGTGCGCGTCGTGATGGCGTCGTATTCAGCTTCGTATCCTTCATCCTGACCACTCGCCATCATGATCGGAGGAATTGGACTGAGCCCAACACGCTCCACGAACTTACTGATAATGTAGTTGTTGCCTTGGCAGGAATCGCGCATCGGACGAACGACCCCTTCGCAGCGACGTTCCTGATCGTAGGGTTGGAGTTCTTCGCCCAGCACCTTGATGATGGGAATGTAACGCCCTGGCCAGTCAGTCTCGTCTAGGACATCATCGTTGCAGCCATCAATCTTGGCCCATTTGATTTCCTTCTTCACGTCGGTGTGTGTGATCGGTTGACCTTTGTCGTCCCTAACGACTGTCACACCAGGAGGCAACAGGCCGAGGTCTTTCGCTGCCACGGCCCGACCATCCGACAAGTGCGTCAACTCAACCGACGTGCGAGCCGTATACCAATAGTCCACGACACGCACGGACTTCACCGCATCATTGCCGCTACCAGTCGTCGTGAACCATCCTGGCGCCTCATCACCTAAGGCCCGCCATTCGTCATTGTTCACATCAGCGATACGATTCTTCTTGCCGTTCCGATAGGGATTGTCCGCCTTGTATTTGTCGAACCCAATATCGCTGCCGACAAAGCCCCAATCAATATCTGAGGCATCCGGCGTTTGATGGGCTGGATCAACGACGACAGATGCCTGATTCCAGAATCTGAAGATAAAGACTTCCTGATCGGCTCGTCCAGGGACATAGCGGGTCATCACGCCCCAATAGCCACGGCCGGCTATCGTAGACCGCGCAAACGCCCACGTCCGCGCATCGGCGGCTTCGGAATCCCTCTGAATCCGACGCACCAGACCCTCTCTCAGCTCAATCTCCGTATGGTCAATCGGGCCGCTCATCTCACCCCAATCGTCAGCCGGAATGAGTTCGATCCCGAGATCCGACTGCCGCTCTTGATTGAGAATCTGACGAACCGGTTCGCGTGTCTTGTTGATGGTCAGGGAGGGAC